GGTCGGCTCGACCGTCGCGGCATGGCGCGCGGGGCCGGGCGGACTAACCCAGGCGTGGACGGACTCCAACAGCGACTACTACGAGCGCGACAGCTTCCTTGAGCCGTCGGCGACGCCCGGTGTCACGGTGCTGGCCCGGCTCCGCCGAACCGGAACCGTCGCGGCGTGGGCGCGGCCGTTCGACAAGACCTACGCCAACGGCAGCGCCCCGAACCAGTCCTACGGGTTCAATTACAATCCGGGCGGCACGGGTCAGACGCGGGTCATCGCCTGGTATAACATCAACGGTTTTGCTGCGTCTGTGCCGTCACTCGGCAATCCAATAGACGTCCCGACCGACGTTGAACACACGATCATTCAAACCATCACGGGCCTGGAGGCGTGGCTCTACTACAACATGGCGGGTGTGAGCGCGTCGCATTCGGCTGGCGACATCACCTACGACACGACCTCCTCCGGACGCTTGCTCGTCAACGGCCAGAGCAGCGCGGGCATCTCGGCGCCGGGGCTCTTCGACATCTACTGGTGCGCCGTGTGGGGGCGCGTCCTCTCGGCATCGGAACGGTGGCTCGCGGTGCACGAGCCCTATGCGTTGTTCCGCGCCGTTCGGCCGCGGACGTTCTTCTTCGTTTCGGAGGGTGGCGAGCCGCCCCCGGCTCCGAGCCTGTTCGAACGGGGCTTCGGCCGCGGGGTGCTGCGCGGGATCGGAGGAGGGATCTGAATGGAGGTCGAACGCAAATACGGAGCGTCCGCGACGATCCTGTTCCCGCTGATCGATTTCGGCGCGACCGACTTCGAGTCGACACCGGTCACTTTCGCGTCTGGCGACACGCAGATCATCAAGGACGAAGGTGCGACGGCGAACGCGACGAACAACCCGACGCACGAGGGCAACGGCATCTATTCGCTCGCGCTCACCGCGACCGAAATGCAGGCCGCGCGCATCGTCGTCACGATCCGCGACCAGTCGGGTCCGAAGGCCTGGGAAGACCAGGCGGTCGTCATCGCGACGTACGGACACGCCAGCGCCCAGCACGTCGCCGATCGCGCGGTCGCGTTGCCCGCGAATTTCGCTTTGCTCGCGATCGACGCCAACGGGCGCACGGACGTCTCAAAGATCGAGGGCGTGGACGCGACCGACCAGGTGCGGGACGCGATCCTCACCGACGCCACGCGCTTCCCCGGCGCCAACGTCAACGCGGCGATCGCCTCGCGCGCCGCGCCGGGCGATGCCATGACGCTCGCCGACGGTGCGATCACTGCGGCGAAGATCGCCGCCGCGGCGCTCACCGCGACCAAGTTCGCCTCGGGCGCGATCGACGCCGTGGCGCTCGCCGACGACGCCGGGAACGAGATCGCCGACAGGATGCGGGCGCGCACCCTGACCGAGGGCTACGCCGCCGACGGCGCAGCGCCCACCCTCGAGCAGCTCCTGTTCATGCTGTGGTCGACCTTGGCGCAGTTCGCCATTGCCGGGACGACGATCTCGACCAAGCGGCTCGACGGCACAACCGAGGCGATGGCCTTTGCACTCGACGACGACACCGACCCCACGAGCCGGACGCGGACGAGCTAAGGAATGGCAGTTCGTCACATCATCGGTCGCGGCGTGGGCTTCGCGCCTGGGTCGGTCCGATACGTCGTCACGCATGGGTTCGCGATCGGCGAGGCCGCGCCCGAGCCGGAGCCGACTTCCGTGCGCTACCGCAGCGCGCTGGTCGACCCCGACGCGCTGCTCATCGTGCCGCTCCTGTTCTTGATCGTCTGAGGGCTTATGATGACGAAAGAGGTCGCCGATATCCTGCAGCGCTTCAAGACCCTCGCCGGCGAGCGCCGCGAATGGGAGTCGCATTGGCAGGAGCTCGCCGAGGTGATGCTGCCGCGCCGCGTGGGCTTCACGGGCGAGCCGCGGCCGGGGGCGAAGCGCACCGACAAGATCTTCGACGGAACGCCAATGCTGGCGCGCCGCGGGCTCGCGGCCGCCATCGACGGGCTCCTGAAACCCAAGACCGCCCGCTGGTTCCGCGTCCGCGCCGAAGACGAGGCTATCGACCGCGACGACGAGGTGCGGGCCTGGCTCGATCATGTCGAGGACCGGCTGTTCGCCGCGATCTACAACCCGCGGGCGCGCTTCGTGCAGCGCTCGGGCGAGGTGGACGACGACCTGGTCACGTTCGGCACCGGCGTGCTCTATATCGGCGAATCCCGCGCGCTCGACCGCCTCGCCTTCCGTTCCGCGCACCTGCGCGACGCCTTCATCTGCGAGAACGCGGACGGCGAGGTCGACACGCTGTTCCTCAGGATGCGCCTCACCGCGCGCCAGGCGGTGCAGCGCTTCGGCGAGGACAGGGTCGGTGCCAAGACGCGCGAGGCCATCGCCAAGGGCGAACCCGACCGGCCAGTGACGTTCCTGCAGGCGGTCTTGCCGCGGGCCGACCGCGACCCGCGGCGAGCCGACGCCGTCAACCTGCCGTTCGCCTCCGTCGTCATCGACGTCGAATCCGAACATAAGGTCGGCGGGTCCGGGTTCCACGAGTTCCCGTTCGCCGTGCCGCGCTGGGACACCGCCACGGGCGAGACCTACGGCCGCTCGCCCGGCATGATCGCGCTGCCCGACGCGAACACGTTGCAGCAGATGGGCAAGACGATCCTCGTCGCCGGTCACAAGGCGGTCGATCCGCCGCTCGTCCAGGTGAACGACGCGGTGATCGGCACCGCGCGTACGTTTCCGGGCGGGGTGAGCTATATCGACGCCCAGGCGATCCGCGATTTGGGCGGCACGCGCCCGATCGCACCGCTCGAAACCGGCGGCAACATTCCGCTCGGGCGCGAGATGCAGAACGACACGCGGCGCCAGATCGAGGCCGCGTTCTTCCGCAACGTCTTCAACCTGCCGGTCGACGGGCCGCAGATGACGGCGACCGAGATCCTCGAGCGCAAGGACGAGTTCCTGCGCACCGTCGGCCCAGTGATCGGCCGGCTCGAGGCCGACTATATCGGCGTCGTGCCGCGGCGATGCTTCCGTATCCTCGCCCGGGCGCGCGTCTTTCGCGATCCGCCGCCGCGCCTTCGCGGCTGTCCGCTCCGGTTCGACGTGGCCTCCGCCGTCGCGCAGGCGCGACGCCAGATCGAGGCGGCCGGCGCCGCGCGCGCGATGGAGCTGCTGGCGCCATTCCTCTCGGCCAATCCCGAGCTGATCGACAATTTCGACACCGATGCGATCGCGCGCGATCTGCCCGATATCTTCGCGCTACCGCGCGGCTGGCTGCGTCCGCAGCGCGAGGTGTTCGAGATGCGCGAGGCGCGGCTGCGTGGCCAGCAGCTTGTGGAACTCTTGCAAGGCGCGGGCCAGGCGGTCGAGATCGCCGAAGGGCTTGGCCGCGCCGGGGCGGGCCTTCGCCGCGACGAAGCGGCTTCGGCCGCGCAGGCGGGCAAGTGATGCGGCTGTTCCGTCGCCGTCCGGCGCCGCCCGATCCGATCGCGTTCTTCGATTCGCTGATCAAGGCGCGGCTCGGCGAGCGCTACGGCGAACCCGACCGCTACCGCGACTTCCGCGCCGTGTTCCTGGGTCACTCGACGCCGGAGCAGGGCAACCGCGTCCTGTGGCAGATCTTCGAGTGGACGCGCATGTACCAGCGCGTCGCCGCGCCGGGCGACCCGCACGAAACCTATTTCCGCGACGGCGAACGCAATATCGGGCTTCGCATCCTGGTGACCTTGACTGCGCCGCCCGCACGGGATGACGAACGGGGATGACACGCATGGCAGAGACCGAAGCCGAACTTGCGGCGGGCGAGGGCGCCGCCGCGCCCGACTGGCGCGAGGCCATCGTCGATTCGCGGCTCCGCGAATTCGCCGGCCGGTTCGCGGGCCCGGGCGATGCGGTCAAGGCCGCCTTCGATCTGCGCCAGAAGCTGTCGAACGCCGTGGTCGTTCCGGGCGAGGAGGCTTCTTCCGAAGACATCGCCGCGTTCCGCCGCCGGCTCGGCGTGCCGGATTCGCCCGACGGCTACGCGTTCCGCGCACCGGAAGGCGCCGCACCGAACGACGCCGACCGCGCCTTCCAGGCGGAGATCGCGCGCCTGTTCCACGCCGCCGGCGTCACGCCGACCCAAGCCGAACAGTTGAACGAGGGATGGAACTGCCTTGCCGAAGCCTCTCGCGAGGCGCGCCAAGCCGCCGACAACGGCGCGCGCGAGGCGGCAGAATCCCAGCTCCGGCGACAATGGGGCGCCGAGTTCGAGCGCAACCGCGCGCTCGCCGCGCGCGCCGTGGCGCGCTTCCACCGGGGCGATCCGAACGAGCTGCTCGACCTCGCGCTCGAAGGCGGTACCGTGCTCGGTTCGCTGCCGTCCTTCGTCCGGTTCGCCGCTTCGGTGGGCCGCGCGCTCGCGGAGGACGAGGTTCACTTGGGCGGGGCGGGGGGTGCCGGCGCCTCGGCCAAGGAACGGCTCGACGAAATCCACTCCTGGCAGTTCGCCGACGACCCGGCCCAGCGCGAGCGCTACCGGTCGCAGGAGGTCCAGGCCGAACTGAAGGAGCTGTACCGCTCGCTGCACGGCGACGCGCCGATCGTCGGCGCCGACGGAAGGCGCGCGTGATCCGCTGATCAACCCCCCACCCTGTCCCGCCCCCTCAAGGGGGGCGGGGACGTACACCTAAACCCCCTCCCCCCTTGAGGGGGAGGGTTGGGGAGGGGGGTAAGCAAAGAACGCCGGCCCAAGGCCCACCGCGCGACCGTCGCGACCCTCGGGCCCGATTTCACCGCACACCAAGTGTCCCGTTCGTCGCCGCGTCGCGACCCCTCACGGTGCTTGCCGCCGAGGGCCCACCGCGCCGCCCCGACCGGCCCACCACGCGGCGTGCTCACCCCAACGTCCAATCGGAGAAGGAGCGATGAGCACTTCGATCGATGTGAGCTTCGTCCGCCAATACGAGCGCGAGGTTCACGAGACCTTCCAGCGGCGCGGGTCCTTCCTGTTATCCACCGTCCGCCGCCAGACCGGCGTGGTGGGCTCGTCCACCACGTTCCAGATCATCGGCAAGGGCGCGGCGACGACCAAGGCGAGGCACGGCGCGATCACGCCGATGAACCAGAGCCACAACGCCGTCGAATGCACCCTGGCCGATTTCTACGCCGGCGATTGGGTCGACCGGCTTGACGAGAACAAGGCCGAGCACGACGAGCGCGAGGCGATCGCCAACGGCGGGGCCTGGGCGCTCGGCCGCAAGGCCGACGAGCAGATCCTCACGGCGGCCGACGCGACGACCGTTTCGGTCGGCGATTTCTCGACCGCGATCACGCGCGGGCTTCTCTTGCAGGCGTCCGAGAAGCTCGACGACAACGACGTGCCGCGCGACGGGCACCGGTTCGGCCTGTTGACGCCGCGCTCGTGGTCGATCGCGATGACCGTGCCGGAGTTCGCCGACGCCGATTTCGTCGGCAAGGACCTGCCGTTCCTCACGGGCGCCCAGCCGCGCACCTGGATGGGCATCCACTGGATGGTCCACACCGGTCTGCCCGGCAAGGGCACGACCCAGGCGCGCAACATGGTCTACCACCGCTCCGCCCTCGGCTACGCGAGCGGCACGCAGATCACCGCCGACATCACCTGGCACGGCGACCGCGCCGCGTACTTCGTCAACCACATGATGAGCGGGGGCGCGGCCCTCATCGACGCGACCGGCGTCGTCGAGCTCCGCGTCAACGACACCATCGCCATCCCGTAAGCCCAAGGAGCACGCAACATGGCCTACAAAGACGCCTACATGGCCCTCGGGTCGTATGTCGGGGGCAAGCACCCGCTCAAGGTGTGGCACTACGTCACCGAGGACACCCCGGCGACGGTGGATACCGCTGGCTACTTCAACGCCAAGGTGGCGGAGCTCGCCGTCGGCGACCTCGTCTGGGTCTATCAGGCCACCGACGAAGACAACCTCGCCGCGGGCATCGCCGACGTGTCGCTGCACGTCGTGCTGTCGAACGACGGCACGGCGGTCGACATCTCGGACGACCTGCTCGGGGCGACGGTGGCCGACACCGACTGATCCGTCGCGGCGCTCACCGGGCGGGGCGGGTCGGCTGCCCCGCCCGGTCAATTTCAATCCCAGAACCGGAGATGCTTTTCATGCCCGACGACCAAGCACCCATCGCACCCGGCACGGCGCCGGAAACGCCGCCCGACCAGGCTCCCCCGGCCGCATCCGACCCGCCGCCCGCCGCCGAAAATGAGGCCGCGCCCGCTCTCGAGTCGCTCAAGCGCGAATGGGGCGCGCAGTACGACGCCAATATCGGATTCGCCAAGCGGCTGGTCGCCGAGGTGGCCTCGCCCGAGCTGATCGAGGCCATCGGACGCTCCGGCCTCGGGGACGATCCTTCGATGGTGCGGGCGGTCGCCGAAATTGCGCGGCGCCTCTACGCCGCCGCCAACCCGACGGACAAGGACGGCGTGCGCGCGCGGCTCGACGAGCTGCACGCCTTGCAATTCGACGACGACCCGCGGCGGCGCGGCGAGTACCGCTCGCCGAAGATCCAGGCGGAGCTCGCGAAGCTGTACCGCGCGCTCCACGGCTCGGGCGCCATCGTCGGGCGCGACGCTCGGGTTGTCTGAAATGGCATCGGAAGTCGGAATCTGCAACTCGGCGCTCGTCAAGATCGGGGCAAGCCGCATCGTCGCGCTCGACGAGGGCTCGAAGAACGCCAATTTGTGCGGCGAGCTGTACCCCAAGCTGCGCGACGATCTGCTGCGCAGCCATACCTGGAACTTCGCTACCGTGCGCGCGAAGCTCGCCCAACTCGCGACGACGCCGGAGTTCGGCTTCGCCCACGAATACCAGCTGCCGAGCGACTGGGTGCGCACGGTGTCGGTGCACGACAACGACGCGGGCGCGGGCGCCGTCGAGTATCGCATCGAGGGGCGCAAGCT